CTGCTGCGGTTGCCAGCGCGAGTCCCGCTCTTGTGGCAATAGCACCAAGCTCAAGCTTTTTTAAGCCTGCTGTCGCGCTCTCTGCCCCTTTTGTGAGCGCCCCTGCATCCATCAGAAGCTTGACGGATAGTTGCCCAATTTCAGTTGCCATCGCTCATGCTCCCGAAGAATGCCAACACGCCATCGTTGATTTCTTCTTCTGTTTTTTCTTCAATCTCGCGGAACATAAAATCCTCGATGGTTGACTCAGGCTTGGCGGTCTTGCCCTGCATGTATGAAATCAACGCCCCGGCATAATCGACGCGCCGAGCAACGCTAAGCGTGCCGTATTTCCGCTGATAAGCCTGCCATATGTACACCTCATCATATGGCATGGCTCGCATGGCTTCGGCAATCGTGCGGCCACCGATGCCGTTCAGCACTAGCTCGCACCAGAAGTCTTCTTCTGGCGTGAGGCTTTTTTTGGGTCGCGCATTCCCGCAAATTGTTCAACCGTTATGGGATATAACAGATTGATAATTTCCGGCTTCATATCTGCCACTTCCGTGTAGCTGAAAATGCGTTTGCCGTCTTTGTTGCGGATGTAAGCCGCGATGAAAAGATACTCCGTGCGCGGCTCTGCGTTCGCGTCTCGCGCTTCTTTGACGACTTCGGCCATCGTAGAATGCGACGCTTCTGCAACAAAAAAAGTCGCTGAAAAATCCTTTTCTTTACCGTCGGCAAACCCTTTCCAAGAGATGGTTTTCTCGGTCAGTGTTTTATCAACGAGTGCAATTTTCTTAAAATCGTCAAGATTCATGTCGTTGCCTTGATGATGCTGATTGTTTTGACGGACAGCGTGATGGTGCCCTTGTAAGCTGGCGATGACAGGTCAATATTCATTGTCGCAACGCTGGCAACAATCTTAATCCATGAGCGAGCGGTTGCTAAAGACCAGTCGCCTGATACCCACGTTGGCGCTGTGTTATCTCCAGACAAGCCGATGACGAAGGCCATGTCCTCCGTGCCGTTTGCGACGGCATCCCAAATCAGCTTATGGGAGCTATTTTCAGCATCCCAGTTGATGTTGATAGTGATGTCATTCTTTTTTAGGTTGCCGGTGAATTTCGTTGTCTCGCCGGTCTCCAAGCAAGCTTCTGACTCGGTGATGTCGCGACTTAAACCAATGCCTGAATAAGCGGTTGGACAGCCAAGTTTTACAACGGCAGTGCCGGTTGTATCGTAAACCCAGATTGCAGTGCCGCGTGCGTTCGTTGCCATTTTTATTGCTCCCGAGCTAGATAAAAAGCTCAAAGTTGATGGTTAAAAGGATGCGAGCATTCTCATCGTTTCCGATTGGCAGGATGTCCGCGACCTGCGATGCCTGTTTAATGCCGTGTTGGCCGAGTAGCAGCGCCATCTTGCTGCAAATATCTTCCGCCTGTGCATAAGCTGCCGAATATGTTTTATTGCGCACCCTCACCTGTATAGTCGGCTGACGTGACTCGACAGGCGTTTCCATGTTGTCGATTGGCGCATTACCGCCTGTGTCATAGACAGTCACACACGCATCAGGTTTTGGCGGCTCGTTGCTGACAAACAGGCTTGTGCCAATCACAAGACTGGTCACATCATCAAGATATTCAGCAACAGCGTAGGCAGGCGAACTCATACCGACTTCCTCGCGCTGTCTGCGATGATTTCCAGCGCCTCTTTTTCTTTCGCTTTAATGGCGTTTTCTAAATACTTAGCTTCGCCAATCAAGTGACGCGCTTGCAAATCTTCGTGCACTACAAGCGAATAATTGGCGGTGTTTTTTATCTCAACGTTGTTTTCATTCCGGATGGTTAAAAAACTATTCCGCAAATTTCCGGTGGCTTTTGGCGTGCGCGTAATAGCTTCGCGTTCAATCATCAGCCCCGCTTTGTACAAGCCAGCCACGGTCGCGCCTTCGATTTCTGCAATTTTTGCGGCAAGATTCGACGCGATAATGTCGAGGCTAATACTCATATCGCCGCCCTCAGCAATTTCTCACGCGCATCAAGTGAGGGAGATGAGCTAATCGATTTAATCTCTGATGAATCCGCAAACGATGCCGATGCGCCGTAGGCGATGCGATCGCCTTCTTTGGCTTGCTGCCCCAAATAAATAACTGCTCGACTCACAAACTCCTGCCCTTGCGAATCAATCAGATTCTCCGCCACATCTTGCCAACGACAACGAATGGTCGTGCCTGCTGAATAGCTCGGCTCGCCGTAGCCATTTACGCCAGTACGCTCAAAAAGCGTGGCGTATTGATTCAGTTGTCGAATGCGAATGTTCATACGAGCCACACTCGATGCTGTTTTGTCGGCGATATAGCTGCGAGGCATGGTGCAAACAACAACGCCATCTTGCCGTATTGATTGGCCTGCATTCCGCCTTGTTTCTGCGCGTAAGAGACCGATGCATCACCGAGCGACTCGCTTTGCACTTCGCCTGCTGATACGTCAATCCAGTACGCAACCAAGTAATACAGCGCACGCTCTGCGGTAGCTGGTGCGAGGCTGGATAGACACGAGTCTGCAAGCGTTGATAGGTCTGCCGCCCAATCGTTTACCAAGCTCACATCTACGCCTAGACGGTCTGCAAGTTCTTGCGGGTCTGCGATTGTGGTCATGCCGCCTCCTTGCGTTCGCGAATTTCATACGTCACCGAGCATCGGCAGTTGATGATTTCGCCAGCGTCCGCTCCCATTGTGTAATCGAAGGGGTACATCATCTCAGAACCGCCAACACTGAACGGCTTATCGATCCGCACCTCCTGGCCATTCGCCTCGGTATGGCTCTCCCTCTGTCGTCCGTCATCGGGGCCACTCTCCCAGCGCTTCCAGACTTCTGCCCCTGTCTCTGCCGCGATATTTTCCGCATGTGTTTGACGACCGAAATTGAGCGCTGCCCCTGCTTCTGTTCGAGCGATGGTCTCACCGCGTAACTGCAACAAGCTCGATTGATACCGGCTGACAATCTTGTCGATGTCGCTGGCGGCCACTGGCTTTCCTTCGCTGATTGCTTTCTCAACGATGCCATCGAATCGTCTGTCCCTGCGCTCGTTGCGCAAGTATTTACGCATCTGTTCTGAATTGCCGCTGGCAAGATTTAACCGAGCATTCGCCACGGCCTGCGCTTGTGGGGCGTTCAGTCCGATGATGCCGCCTACACGCTCGCGGCCTTCCATGCGCCCCGCCAAATCGAGCGCAATGCTTCGTGGATTTTGTCCAAGTTGCACACCGACCGCTGTCACTTCTCTCACGGCGGAGCGTGTCGATTCGTTCATGTCGTCAAGGAATTTTCGCGCCGTCGATTGCAAATAATCTGTAACCGCCGATGCGTTGGCATTGAAAAACTTCGCGCCTTCCAGTGTTGCGCCTGCAATCGTGGCGACTCGCAGCGTTTCGATAACTGGCGCAAGCTCTGCGTCAGTCAAAAGCAAATCGTCCTCGAATAAATCGCCGTTGGCAATTTTCGATTCTAGCTCACCGATGTTAATTTTTTTATTTTTAACAGCGTCAATATACGCACGCGAGACGGCCTGCTCCTGCTCGCGGAGTGCTGCAACAACAAGCCGTCTCTGTGCCATGGCCTTAACTTCCTGTGTAGTCCAGATACATCACGTCATCGGGGCGCTTCACATTCACGCCTGCGATGCGGAACACGCCAGGAACTTCGTAGCGCAGTGGACCATCTTGATACACTGGCAGGAAGCGGTGCGGCATGGGGATGTAGAGCTGAACAACAGACGGGTCGCGCTTGTACAGAATCACGCGAGCCTTGCTGCCAGACGCTGCGGTATCGAGGCCAGATACGGCACGGATGGTAATCGCCTTGCCGGTGATGCCGGTGATTACCGAGGCGTTTTGCATTTGGTCAAGATAGCTCACGCCGTTCGCTAAAAACTTCGTGGCCAGCAGCGAGTACATCGCGGTTGGCAACAAAATTGTATCAGCGGTAGGCTTGTTGCCGCTTCCGGTTTCCAGCAGCTTGGCTGTCAGCATCGCCATCAGCTTATCTGCATCAGACCAGTTGTTTGCTGTAGCATCCGTTTTGGCCTTGTAGCTGCCAGATGCGAGATTGGTCAGCCCCTTGATGGTCTTCGTGGTGTCGCCATTGAAAGCGATTACGTCAACGAATTCCTCATAGGCTCGCCGCGCCGCAATGGCTTTGTCGGCGGCCAAGTTGATGCCCATTGCCTGAGCGATGCCTAGCTCCTCGAAGCCGTAGCCGTAGCCGATGGCGGCAGTGTGTACGGGCTTCACGACCTCTTTCATATCCAGGTCAGCGCGTGGCAAATCGTCGGCATTGCCGCCAATCCAGCCAGCACGACCCACCTTGGTAGAGCTGGCGAACACAACGGCGGCGGCAAACGGATTGCCTTGTGTGGAGACGGGAATCAGCTCGCTGTACTGGCTGTTGTAATCCAGCTCAACGGCTTCTTTTTCGATTATTGAACTTTGCGCCCGTAGGTACGCCAAGTTGTCTGCGTCTGAAAATTTCATTTTTTATTCCTCTTAAAGCGTTGTAATTTCAGTGCCGAACAAACGCACTTTTGCCAAGCCTGCACCTGTCACGCCTTCGACGACTTGAGAGCCGTTGATGCTGAACTTGTAAGTGGAGGTGACGGCATCAGCCCAAGCTGAGCTGGCGTTGTAGCCGATAGCTGCGCCTGCTGTAGCGGTCGCGGCAGTGGTAAGGTAAATTGCGCCCTGCTGCATAATGCGCACGCTTTCACCTGCTGCCCACTCGCGCTTGGTGGACGTGCCACAAGCGATGCCAAGAAAGGCGGTTGCAGTGGTGGCAGGCTTGCATTTGCCTTCTCCATCGAGCTGAACAGGTACGCCTGCTGCGATGGTGGCGGTTGCAGTGGCACTGATAAAAGTGGCGGGTGTCATGTCGGCTTGTGCGCCGGTGAAACCCTTGGCTAAATTAAGACTTGGCATGATTATTTT